TCACTATCACCATTTGCGATTGCCTTTGCTCTTGCAGCACCAAACTCGTTACCTTCTTTGATTTCGTAGTATTTACCAAGAACTTCACCCATCTCATCATATGCTGATTCGAGTCTTTGTTGTAAAGTGTTTACTTCAGAGATTGTTTTTTCAAATACCTTGAATGACTCGTTCATAGACTTCATATGTCTACCCACAGTCACTTTATCGAACCAATCACCAGTTTCTTCAAGGGTTACTTTATGTGCAGTCTCTACGATACCTTTAATTGACTCGTATACCTCTGCCAAGTTACCTGAACGATAAATTGATTCACCAAATCTTTTGTATTCAGCAACGGCTTTAAGGAATTCTCGTTTTTCCTCGTTAGTCATTCCTTCTTTTTCTCTATCCTCACCAACATTCATTCTTTTGTAAGAGTGTTGAGATTCGTTTAGGATGTCTTTTAGTTTCTTCATTTTATACTCCGAAATCACATTCACAATATCCACCAACTTCACACATAATGTCTCTCATCATGTTATTGGCTTTGTTGTATTTATAAGTATTCTTTTTTGTGGTAACCGACTCATTGATTACACCTTCATTTCGTGGTGATAGGAATGCTCCGTGAGTTGATGGATTGGAAACAAAGTCCCAACAAATCAAGTCAAAGTCATTCTCAACTGCAACTGTATCTTCACCGATTTGTTTTACTGACCCCATACCTCTTGATGAGATACCAACAGTACAACCTGCTTTTACCAATTCTTTAAGTATATTACCAGCAGGTGTATTTAGGATTTCAACTGTACCTACTACATCATCACCCTTCCAAGATACATCACGAATGATGTGTGATGTGTTCTTCAATTCTACAACTGAAGACTCTGGGTGGTCTAATTCACCATAAGCACGATTCTCTCTAATCTCACGGCCTTTATATTTCTCAACTTCTCTTTCGAGAATGTTTCTTGGATATACTCTACCATTTTGATTCTTAGCATCAGCTCTTTGTAGGACACCACTTACTAAGAAACGACCAGTCTTGTCCTTTGCCTCTTGTAACATTGTAGGTGTTACTTCGAAAATCATTGTATCTACGAGTAGTTGTTTCATTAGTTTTCCCACACTTTTTTCTTACGATATAAATCAAAGAAAACTCTTGCAAGCTCTCTACGAATCATCAATCTGATATCTTCGAGGTCTTGAACTTCGAGTTCTTCGTTTAGTTTATTTTTATTACACCCACACGACATATTATGCACTCAATTCTTTTAAACTACGTGCAACTTTTAACATACGTTCTGAAATCTTACTAAATCTCTTTTGGGTCGATTGCCAATATTGTTCGTTGGATACACCCATTTCACTTTTTAACTTAGTGTTTTGATTTACAATCTTTTCAACTTCATACATCATTCGGTTAATCTCTTTAATTGACTTATTAACCTTTTGGTGTGCTTTCATAGAGTCATCTTTTTTGTAGTCTCTATAAGTTGCTTCAATTATTCTTTCAAGTCTATCTTCCAACTTCTTCATTGTCTTGGACTCCGTGTTCATTTTAGATTTCTTTGCTTTCTTGTAACCAAGGACTTCGATGTGGTCCGTATCCAAATCATCTTCATCTTCACTCTTAGCAAATGCATTTGGAGTTTTAGGTGGACCTGCCCCACCATCCATATTGCCGGTAACATTAGCCTCATCAATATCTTCTTCTTGAAGAGTGTCTTTAGATTCCATCTCTTCAAATTTCTCTTCCAACTGCTCTAATAAGAATTTAGACATTTGCAACTCTCCTTAGTTCTTGTAAAAGTTCGTGGTATCTTAGAAGTGAAAGAATCTGATTCTCGTTGATTACTTTGGAATTAGTAATATTATCAATAAGGTTGATAGTTTCACTTAGTTTGATTTTAGCAACTTTGTCTGATACTACAACTTCAGTAAGTTGTTTCTTAACTTTCTTTGCCTCAGTAATCACAAAACTTCTCAACTTAGCAGAGTTATCTACATTATTGATGTATTTTCTTAGGATTTGCTTTTGGTCTTCTGAAAGTGTAGTGTATTTTGAGTTGAATGATTCTACCAAGAATTTATATGCCAACATACGAACCTCTTTAGGTTGATTTGTGTATGTAGTGTCTTCGTTCTCAGTTACAATCTCAACATTTTGCTTTGTGATTGTTTCAAGAATAGTATTCTTACAAGTTACATATTCTTTAGGAGATGTTGATTGTGTATTCTCAAACAACTTATATACCGATGCAAACTCACGATAGTTGTTTACACGATACTTAAAGAAGTCTTCCATCACAAATGCTTCCTTGATTGATTTAATCAAGTTATACTTTTGTCTACGAAGAATACCTTCATTCAACTTGTTTCTCTCTTCGAGAATAATGTTAACAAACTCTTGAGCTTTATATTGAGAATCAAAGTTCTCTTTAGTCAATGCCTGATATAGTTTTAGTTCTTTGTTTAACTCAGTTCCTCTTTTGAAGTGTTTTTTAATTACTTCGAGGGCAAGGGAGTCCTTATTCGCTAACGTATCCGATGCGATTTGTTTTACGAGTAATTCAAATAAAATACCCGTGTTCTTGAACTTACTATGTTTAAGTTTACTCATCCTAAACCTTATATATTACTATTCCAATTAATAAATATGTAAAAACTCATCAAATCGTGTCTTCTAATAGATTTGTTTCATCTAATAGACCTGATTCTTTTTGTTTCTCCTCACTCAATGACTCTTTTAGAATCGATGGTGATTTAACTTTAACGTTTTTTAGAGATGTTTTCAAAGCCTCTGCACTTTCGTATGCAAGTGGTGAGTTTTTATATTTGTGATAAGTTGATGCTGGTTTAATATCAGTCTTCTGACCTAATGGGTCTCTACCAAATGGATTATCATCAGTCTTGTAGTTACCACTCTCTGGTGGTCTACCTGCACCATCAAATCCATCTTCAGGTGAACCACCTTCATCATCTTGTTTTTGATTCATAGATGCAATGTCGTGTGGTGTACCAAATGATTGACCAGTCTTGACTGGGTCATTACCTTCGTTTTCAATTTGCTCGTGTCTAAATCCAAGTTTTAAATCTGTAATGACTTTAGTCTGCTCAGACTTCCACTCATCATCAGACATATTCATAATGTTTTTATACATCCACTCTTGAGAAACCATCTTGAGGTCTTTCATATCAGAAACCAATCTAACTTTTTCAGACCATAGGTTTGCTTTCTCTTGTTCGTAGATGATAGATGGGTTGGTAAGTTCCAACTCAAAGTTTACAAGGTCTTCGTTTTCGTAACCTTGTGAATACAAGTGAACGATTGCAATCTTAGTTAATTCAGAAAGAACAATCTTTTGGATTCTCTCAACTGAACGAGCAAATCTAATATCTTCTTGTGCGAGAGTTGCTTTACCTTCTACTGACTCATCGTATCCAACAAATGCTTTTGGAACTTTCAATGCAGCCATCATTCTATTTCTTAGGTATTCGATATCATCAATACCACCGAACTCCATACCACTTAGGGAATCAATCTCAGTACCACTTTGACCACCACGAACTGGAAGATAGTAATCATCCATCATATTCATCAAGTTAAACTTGAGGTTGTAATCACCAGTGTTTTGGTCGAGGTATGGGACTTTCTTCATTTGGTCGATGATACTTCTCATATGATTATCAACTTCACCAGGAGGAATGTTACCCACATCAATCTTAAATACCCTTCTTTCAGGTGCTCTCATAATTCTATGAATCATCATTGCATCTTCCATAAGAGTTAATTGTTTCCAAGTCTTTCTTGCACCTTCTAATAGTGAACGACCATAGGGTAGGAAGTTTGTATCTGCCATCAAACGGAAATGTGCAATCTGATAGAATTGGAAGTATTGTGCGTTACTATTTGTACTTGCTCCGTGAGCAGTTCCCATAGAACCTAACTTGAAACGAACTTCATATGGATTGTCTGGGTTGAAACCTTCTTCACGTTCTACTTCGTATGCAGACATTGGTGATACGTTTACGATACCAACACCCTCTTCAATATCTAAATGTAAGTAGTAGTCACCATATTTGTTCATACCACGAACCCAAGCCCATAGGTTGAATTCGATATTAAGAACATCATAAAATAAGTTATGAAGAATCTTCTTCATATTCTCATCTTGAGTCTTAATACGAAGAACATCACCCATATCGTTTTTAAGAGTACACTCATCAGAGTAGATGTCGAGAACTGATGCGATAATGGAATCCTTATCCATTGCTTCGTAATCAGTATACAACTCTAACTTATTTGAATGATAGTTAAACTGATTATTGTATGTTTCCCAATTTCTTCTTGTGGTGTGTAGTCTACCGAATCTATCGTAATATGATGAACCACGGAGGTTACCTTGGGATTGGAGTCTTTGGGTATCAATTGCTTGTGTGTTACCCTTACCAATCCTACGTACAACAACTTGAGTGTTGAATAGTTTGTTTAACCTACTAAATAGTGATTTGTTTGCCATAATTGTTCTCTAAACAAAAGTGTATACTCTTACAAGTTATAAATATACAAAAAATAAACTTAACTACCAAATTTATAGTAACCAAGTTAAATCGTTATCATTTCCGTGTTGGTCAGTTTGTCTCCACGGGTCTTGTCCCATAGTTCTTGGGGAGTATACACCAGTACTTGACTTACCAATATGACTCAATGCACTTCTACTTAAATCCATACCTTGTTGTCTAAGTTTGAGTGCTGTATCACGAACCCACAATCCAGTTGAGAACGACATCACAAGGTCATCATTATAACCACGTTGTGCTTCTGCTCTACTACCATTCCATATGAATACAAACAATTCATCTATAAGTCTCTTAGAGTGGATTATAGGAGTTCTCTCTCTCATATACATATCGAGTTTGGAAATCACCAAAGGTCTTGTTCTTGAAGACATTGTAAAACCAGGAACCATATCCTCTTTACGTTTCAAATCAAAACCTTTTCTGATATGTATATCTTCATCTACATAACCTAAGTCTCTATACGAGTAATATAGGTTTGCATAGTTTCTATCGATTACTTCTTGGATTACTGCCCACCCAATATTTGCATTTTCAATCACCAACATAGCATTGTTCCA